ACATTAACAGCACATACGATACTTATATGTTTAAATTTTTTAATATTCACCCATCTGCTTCTGCTGGAGATTTTCAATTTAATGGTTCAACAGATAGTGGTTCAAACTATAATATTACTAAAACTACCACTACTTTTGAAGCTGGACATTCAGAGGGTGATTCTTTTGCTCTTGTTCAGTATAATACAGCTACCGATCTTGCACAATCAACAGGATATGCAGAATTAGCAACTGATTTAGGAAGTTCTGACGATCATGGTGCAAGTGGAACTTTATTTCTTTTTTCTCCGTCAAATACCACTTTTGTTAAAAATTTTATTGGAATATTAAATCATACCCATTCATCTAATGCGTCTTATAATGAATTTATGGGTGGATATTTTAACACCACTTCTGCGATAGATGCCATAGACTTTAAAATGTCCACAGGTAATATAGATTCAGGTGTAATCAAAATGTATGGATTAAGTAAATCATGAGTATAATAAAATTAAATAACAGAGCAGTAAAAGATGCAACAGCAGTAGGTAGCATAACAGGACTTGGTAATTTAGTTTTTATATCAAGATCAACGGCAAGTTCATCATCAAGTTTAAGCATAACATCAGGTCTTACTAGCACCTATAAAGAATATATTTTTATATTTAATAATATTCATCCAGCAACTGATAATACACATTTTACATTTAATTTTAGTACAGATGGTGGAAGTAATTATAACGTTACTAAAACAACAACAATTTTTAGATCATTACATTTTGAAGATGATAGTATATCAGGTAATGAATATAGAACAGCTTATGATTTAGCACAAAGCACCGACTATGCTTTTTTTGGTAGTCAGTTAGGTAATAGTTCTGATGAGTCAGCTTCAGGTTTTTTGCATCTTTTTGAACCAAGTTCAGATACGTTTGTTAAGCATTTTATAAGTAACTTTAATTTTTACAATCATAATAATGCGAGTGAACAATTTAATGGTGCTGGATACGGAAACACAACATCAGCTATAGATGCTATAGATTTCAAGATGTCGTCAGGAAATATAGATTCAGGCACGATAGATATGTATGGAGTTCTATAGATAATTATGATAACAAACAACAATAAGGAGTAAATATGGCAGATAGATATAAAATGGTAAATGGTGAGAGAATCAAACTCACAGCAGAAGAAAACGCACAAAGAGATGCTGAAGAAAAAGCTTGGGCAGATGGTGCTTATGATAGAGCAATGGTTGCTTTAAGACAAAAAAGAGATGGTCTGTTAAAAGAAACTGACTACTATGCTTTGTCTGATGTTGAAATGTCTGATGATATGAAAAAATATCGTAAAGATTTAAGAGACATCACAGAGGGCGTGAATACTGAAGCAAAAGCCAAAAATAAGAAGTTTCCAACTAAGCCTGAATAATGCAACTTTCAAAACATTTCAAACTTGAAGAGTTTGAGAAGTCTATGACAGCTACTCGTATGGGTATCTCTAATAAAGCTGGAAGTGGAGAAATAAAAAACCTTACTGATATTTGTTATGGCGTTCTTGAACCTGTAAGAGCAAAGTTTGACAAACCCATAGTTATAACATCAGGATATAGAAGTCCTGAATTATGTGAAGCTATTGGTAGTAAAAAAACATCTCAACATACAAAAGGTGAAGCAGTTGATTTTGAAATCATGGGTGTATCTAACCTAAAAGTTGCAATGTGGATTTCAAACAATTGTGATTTTGACCAACTGATTTTAGAATACTGGAATGGAGAAGCTAATAGTGGGTGGGTTCATTGCTCATTTGTTGAGAACTCAAACAGAAAACAAATTTTGACATTCGATGGAAAAAAATTTACAAATGGTTTACCAGATGCTGTCTGGAAAGATGGTCAATTACAAAACTAGGAGAAGTAATGGCACTAACTAAAAAACAAAAAAAACTTCCAATGGCTTTACAAAAAGCTATATTGAAGAAACAAAAGCAAACTAAAAAAAAGAAAGCGAGGAAATAATGCCTTATCATACAGGAAAAGGTTCACATGGTGGAATGAAGAAAAAAAAGAAGAAAAAGAAAAAAGGTAAAAAGAGAAGATAATGGTAAAGGTCGCATCAATAAAAAATATTATTAAAGACCTTACACCAAGACAACAAAAGACAATGAGAAGCCACGCAAGACATCACTCATTAAAACACATGAGGTCTATGGCTAGACTAATGAGTGGTGCTGGTGGTAGAAGAAAAAGAACATTTGCACAAGCACATACTATTGCAATGCGAAGAGTTGGAAAATGAGTGGAATTACAACATCTATTTCAATTAGAGAAATGATAAATAAGTTCCCAATGAGGAAGAGAAGAAGAAATGTCAAAAAAAAGAAAAAGAAGAAAAGTCGCAAGAGATAAAGAATTAGACCTACCAAAAAAATATCTTACAGGTCTTAAAGGCTCAAAACGGACAAGACGAGCAAGACTTATCAAACAAGTTTCATCAATATATAAAACAGGTGGTTTCATACCTAGAGGTTTATTGCGTAGGAGAACAAAAGCATAATGGCTAGTAGATTTAGACGACCACTATCAACAGCAGTAAAAGCTACACTAAGAAGAAAAGCTAAAGCAAAAAAAGGCGTATCTTACGGAACGCTTGTAAAAGTATATCGTAGAGGTCAAGGTGCTTTTCTATCTGCTGGTTCAAGAAGAGTATCTATGTCTGCTTGGAGTATGGGAAGAGTAAATAGTTTTTTACGAGGTTCAAGAAAACATGACCTTGATTTACGAAGAAAAAAGCGTAAAAGGTAAAAATGGCAACAGCTAGTCAAAAAAACAAAGAGCAACTTATCCGTATCGAGGGTGAGATTGCATTACTAAAACACGAGATACAAACTATTCGTGGCAACCATCTTGCACACTTAGACCAAAGAGTTTCTCGTATGGAAAAAGTTATGTGGTCTATCTGTTTGATTGCTGTCACGCATCTACTCTACACAGTTCTTAACTAAATTTGCTTTTATCCACATTTCCCCTTATAAGGGAATAATGAAGAGGATATTAGTTATTTCAGATATGCACTTGCCATATCAACACAAAGACGCAATAAATTTCTTAAAAGAAATCAAAAAAGAATACAAACCTGATTTTATAATTAATATCGGAGACTTACTGGACTTTCATGCAATCAATATGCACACACATGACCCAGATTTATTTTCTGCTGGTATGGAACTTGATAAATCAAAAGAATACATTAGAGAGTTAGAGTCTATATTTCCAAAGATGATTGAAGTAGATTCTAATCATTCAAGTCTTGTTTACAGAAGAGCATTGAAATATGGAATGAGTCGTCAATTTTTAAAACCTTATGGTGATTTCTTAGGCACAAAAAAGTGGAAATGGGTTGATGATTTAACGATTACAATGTCAAATGGTCAAAGATGTTTTTTTACACATGGCAGAAGTGCGGACATATTGAAAGTGTCCCAAGCTATGGGTATGTCAGCAGTTCAAGGTCATTATCATACTAAGTTTGTAATATCTTGGTGGGCTAATCCTGATAATCTATTTTTTGGTATGAACGTGGGTTGTCTTATCAATCAAAAATCTATGGCTATGAATTATGCTAAGAATTTTAAAACAAGGTTTATTTTAGGGTGTGGAATAATTATTGACGGAATACCTAGACTTTTACCAATGGTCTTGAATAATAAAGGTAATTGGATTAAAAAGATTGTATGACGGATAAAAAAGACCCCATAGAAAGCAAAATAAAGCGTTTTAAGCGTGGTTCAGCACTAGATAAGCAAATTGGTGGCTCTCACTACAAATCGAAAAAAATAGGCGGTATAGACCCCATAGAATTGATTGTACAACAAAGGCTTGATTTTATAGATGGCTGTATTTTGAAATATGCTGTAAGGAAAAAGAATTATGAATCTGACAGAGAAAGATACGAAAAAATTAAACATTATTGCGAGTTGGCATTGGAGTTAAAATGTGGTTCAAATTAATAAATAATCCTCTTACAAAAATGGTAGCTGGTAAAGTGGTTGACCATTTCAAACACAGAGCAGAAAAAGTCAAAACTATTAGACAAGCAGAAATAGAAGCCTGTAAAGAAGTTGATGTTCAAAGAATTAAATCACAAGATAAAAGTTGGAAAGATGAAATATTATTGATTTGGTTAATAGGAATGTTAAGTACAGGTTTTTTTGAAAGCACAAGAGATAACTTCAAAGCATGGGTAGAAATAATAAATGATTTACCTGATAGTGTTTGGTATTTATTAATTATAGTATTCACTGCTACATTTTCTACTAAAATGACAGATAAAGTCTTAAATAGAAATAAAAAAAAGTAATTATATAATAGTTTATATATGATAAGAACATTATATGAACGTCAAAAATTATATATTAGTAGAAGCAGAATTTTTCTTTGCACCTTTAGAAGAACATGAAAAATTAGGTAAAGCTGTAAGTTTATCTTTTGTTGATGAGTTTCCTACATTCAAACACAAAGAAAAAATACTAAATAATTTTGAACAAAATGGTTTAATACTTTTAGATTACCAAATCACATACAGACCTATAACTGCAAATGATGATTTAGACTTCTATAATGTAACGAAACACTAAAATATTATAGCACCAAGCACAAAACCAGATACAAAACAAATCCACTCTCTTCTGTATTGTAATTCTAATGCT